TCCTACAAACCCAAGAGAACAAATTGTATTTAAACAGTTTGATGATGACGCTGGTGCACTTGCAGGATCTTATGCAAGAGCAGATGTTCACGATGCTTTAATGGATGCGGTGACTGATCAAAAATCTAACTGGCCCATCCTTGGAAGAGCATACACAGGATTTTTAGGAGTTAAAGCAGCATCACAGTATGGTAAAACAGTTCTCTCTCCTGGTGCACAGGTAAGAAACTTTACTAGTATTCCTTTCTTCTCTTTACTTAATGGTAATGTTGGTACTACTGGCAGGTTTACTGATGCAGTATCAACAAGTTTCGCTGGTTTGTTTGATCCAAAGAAAAGAATATTAAAAGCTGACAAGATCAACGAGCTTATAGAAGAAGGCATAATGCAAAAGGGTGGTGCTCAACTTGGTGAGATAAGAGAGATAGCAAGACTAGCTAGTGATGAGTTTAAATTAGCAGCACAAATAGGTAAAGCTAAAGATGCTAGTAGTATAAAAGTATTTGAGAAAGCATACGGTATGACTGATGATGCTGGTCGTGTGTTCGGATACTTAAATGAAAAAGAAAGACTTATGCAATCTTTAATTAAAGAGTCTGATTCTTTAGTGCCAGTAGAAGCTTCTAAAAATATTATAAGATTTGCTGACGACATACAATCAGGTACAGGTGGTGCCATGATAAGGCCATCTGAACTTATTAGTAAGTATGGCGATGAAGGATTAGAAATGTTTGTAAGAGGTGAGGCAGGAGAGATAGCTGCCAACACTATACAGAACTATAAGAGAGTAGTTCCTATAGTCGGCGAAGTAATAAGAAGATCTCCTTTTGGTAACTTCGTTGCTTTCCCTGCTGAGATCATGAGAAATACAAGCAATGCTGTATCAAGAGCTATAAAAGAATTATCTAGTGATAACAAAGAGATACAAAAAATAGGCATGAGAAGATTGACTGGAGCTGTTACTACTACCAGTGCACTGCCCTCTGGCTTAGTAGCTCTTGGATCAGCACTAACAGGAGTAGATAAAGAAAAAGTAGATTCATATAAAAGATCATTTGCTGCACCTTGGGATAGAACAGCGTCATTAATACCTATAGCATCTGATAAGAATGGTAATCCTACACAGTTTATAAACTTTAGTTACATGAACCCATACGACTATCTTAAAAGACCTATAACAAGAGTCATGCAAGAAGTTGCTAATGGAGAAAGAGACGAAGAGACGTTACAAAAAATATTATTTGATGGCACAGTTGGTGCTGTTGGTGAGTTGTTTCAACCATTTGTAGAGCCAGCCTTTTCTTTACAAGCAATTAATGATTCTATAAGAGGTGAAACATCTACAGGTAAAAAGATATGGGGATCTTCAGATAGCACTGGAGATAAAATAGCTAAAGGTATGTATCACTTTGCAGATACAGCCATACCAACTCTTAGTCCTTACAGAATACAACCAAACTTAGGTGCTGACAAAGGCGTGTTTGGAGTATCTCCACCAGAGTTTGTAGATAAAAACTTTCCCCGTGCAGTTTTTGGTAGCACCAATAAAAAAGGCGAAGATAAAATCCTAGATAGAATGGGTAATGTTATAGATGTAGAAGAGACATTGGTACAAGCATTCAGTGGATTAAAAGTAGTCAAGCCACAGATTGATAGATCTTTAAGATACAGAGGCTTTGAAGCTAATGATGCTATAAGAGATGCTACTAATACTTTTAATAGATTGCTTAGAAGCAATGATCCAAAGCAAGCAGAAGAATTATTACAAGGCTACATGAATCAAAATGAAAATAGATTTAGAGCTTTAAGAGATTTGTATACATCAATAGAAGACGCTAGAACTTTAGGCTTATCTGAGCAACAGATTAAAGAACAATTAAAAGAAGCTAAGGTTGCCAACTACGAGACAGTCATGAGAGGAATATTTAAACCTATAACAGTAGACCAAGGGTTAGTAAGAGAAGCACGTATGAAAGGTACACAAGTTAATCCATCAGCATTCCCTGTTGCTGAACAAAGACTAAGACAAGACCTTACAGGTAGATTTATTAATCCATTAGATATAGAAAGATCAAGAGCATCTCAACTATTAAGAGAAGAAGAAGAAAAGAAAATACTAGGAATCTAACTTGTATAACAAATACGGAGCAAAGAAAGTAAGACTTGATGGCTATACTTTTGATAGCAAACTTGAGGCAGCTCGATACAATCATCTTAAAGAACTAGAAGAGCAAGGTCTAATTTCTGACATAGAGATACACCCACCCTTCCCATGCTTTGTTAATGAAAAGAAAGTATGTCTTTACAAGGCTGACTTTAAATACAAGAACATCAATGGCGATGAGATCATAGAAGATACCAAGGGTATAGAGACACCTATGTTTAGATTAAAGAAGAAACTTGTTGAAGCCCTGTATCCTAGCGTAGAAATTATAGTAATAAAAAAAGCCAAAGCCTAGAAAGGCACACCTGTTTCAACCCAAGGTCTTATACTAGATATTGTTCCATTCAAAAGCTTTTTAACATTCTCACACTGAACGATCAGTTCTTTTGGAAAGTTACTGTTGACAATCTCTATCAGCTCCTCACTAGAATAAAAGTTATCTCCTGTAGATTGTTTGCCCTTAGCTACATTGACAAACCTAAAGTCATCTTTCTCGTAGATCACAAAGGTATCATCAACCTGTAATACTTTGGCTGGTATTAGTTCAGGTATGTAGTTGTGGTTTGCACAACCTGTGGTTTGTCTTTCTTTGCTTATCACTCTATTGTCTTGAGAACAAACCCACTCGCCTGTTTCAATATCTGGATTAGAAAAACGACAAGACCTACAGTGTAGTTTCTCAGGCAAAGACCTACCAAGATATGCGGCCTGTTGTTTCTTTGACATATAGTTGCGTATTCTGTAATCAGTTACAGGTATGTTGTTGTCTGGTGGTGTCTTAGTTTTTAATATGTTTTCAGCTTTCTCCATAAACATTTCAAACTTTAAATAATCAAAGTCGATAACCTCTGTATACAAAGCTGAATTGTTCTTGTTATAAACAATAGCTATACAGTGATCTAGTTTAAACAACCCCATATACAAATGGATCTGTGCATCATACTCCTCTGACCAATTACAATAGCTACCTAGTTTTTCTAGCTTGTTAAAACGATTGTCGTTAGCTGTCTTGAACTCTAGTAGGTATGGCTTGTTTGGTTTTAGTCCAGGTAAGTTCTTAGCTACACCGTCTATGTGTCCCTTTACATGTCCACCTAATGCTTTAGTCTCAAACTGTCTGCCGTCCTTTTGCACATCATATATAGTTGCACCTGGTATCTTGCGTAGCTTTTCGATCAAGTGATCTTCTACTACATTACCTAAGTCTAGTAACCTAAGAACTCTTGGCTCCCATTCATCAGGCATGAGCCAGCGGTATCGCATCCAGAGGAGCCTTTGATTTGGATTACCGATACCACTGATACCCAAATAAAATCTTTGGTGTCTCTCAGTATTTGTTTCTACTTCATCAAGCAGATGATTGATTGTCATTTTGTTTCTCCAACATTTCATCAAAAGATTCTCTAATTAATACAAACAAACTATCTCTTAAATTAGTATGTAATTTGTCAGAGGAGTTAGGATTTCCAAGAGCTAACCACATTTCTCTAGCCACTTGACACACATAATACTGCTTTGTTCGTTCCATAGATTCTTTTTCTGCTTCTTCAAAAGCATCAATACATATTTCTTTTAATTTGGCTTTGTTCATTTTGTTTCTCCAAGATATTTATCTATACAATCATCAAGTAATGGTTTTACAGAGTCATAAGCATACGCATAGTTTTTTCTTTCTATACCCTCTTTTGATGTATCTCTTGAATAATAATAAGCATGTAAAAATCTTCTACTAAGTGCATAACACATATTCGGTTCTAATTCTTGTCTTAATGAATCCTTTGATGCTTCATCAATATCAGTTAATACTTCTTCCGCTAGTTCTACTAATTTAGCTTTGTTCATAATAATATCTCCTCGTTTTGTTTTGTTCTGATTCCTATAACATTCTCATACTTGCCCTGCTTTTGTAAGACAATCTCTGCTATGTTTTCAAAGGCACCACTGTTTATTAATTCAGCGGCCATCCATGGTTGCTTGGGCGATCCCCACTTCTCTGCTATCTTCTTCCACTTACGTACTGCCATGTGGTGTGCTTTGGGATGTCCAAACATCAACGGCATTTTCTTAGGGAAAAATTCATTCTTAACTGTAAAGATTACTTGACAATACTCACTGCCATTCTGTGACTTGGTTACTGTTGCATAGATGTCAGTGACAGGTTTGTATCTAGGCTTGGCCTTCTCTCTCTCATCAGATAACACAGCTTGTCTCTCTGCCTTAGTTCTTTTAGCAACTTCTTTTTCTTTCTTAGTCTGTAGTTCTTCAAACTTTTTAGATCCTTCAAACTCTTGACCACACTCAATACATTTCTTGGCTGAGGGTAAATTAATTGCACTACAGTTAGAACATATCTTAGGATGGTATCTAGCTGGAGCTGACTGATCAGGTTGTATCTCATCAAGACAACCATGCCTAGCTACATTTTCTCCATAGTCAAGTAGTAGGCAGTTGTCTTTCTCCTCGTGCAGTCTCATCCCCCTTCCGCACATTTGAACAAACAAGCCAACGCTTTGTGTTGGTCTAAGTAATGCTACGCAGTCAGCTCTTGGAGCATCCCAACCTTCAGTCAGCACACCCACATTACATATAGCATGTATAGATCCAGCGTTGAATCTTTTTAATACATCTTCTCGTTTTTCTTT